TTTCTAAGCGATTGTACGCATCATTTAGCAGGTCAAACAGTCGATTTAAATGACATTTAAATAGTATGGCAACACAAAAAGCCCAGGCCTCTGAAGAGTTTAAAGAATGGAGAACTGAGCGCATTTGTCACTCATTCATTACTGATGGTAAAATACAATTTCTAAGCGATTGTACGCATCATTTAGCAGGTCAAACAGTCGATTTAAATGACATTTAAATAGTATGGCAACACAAAAAGCCCAGGATAAGAAACTAGCTGATGCATACCTCGCTAAACTCGAAATAACCAAACGAGCCAACGAGGTAAACCCATTTGAGACCAAAGCGGAACAAAATGAACGTATCAGACGAGCAAAGTCAGATGTCGCATTCATGGTAACAACCTACCTACCTCATTATGCAACTGCTGACTGTGCACCATTTCAAATTGATGCTGCAAATGAAATAGCCGCTGACATCCTAATCAAAGTATTTGAAGAATGGTTTAGAGGTGGAGCAAAATCCGTTTGGTGCGATGTAATCATTGGATTATGGTTATGGATGCGCGGTGAAGATGTTTTTTTATGCCTTTTATCAGATAGTAACGAACGTGCATCAGAACTACTAGCCGACATACAGGCAGAGTTAGAAGGGAATGCACTTCTTATTCATGATTTTGGAGAACAAAAATGCGAAGGTGATTGGGCTATTGGAAACTTCAAAACAATCGACCAACGGTTTATTGGTATGGCTTTCGGTGTAAAGCAAAAAATTCGTGGTATTCGTGTAAAACAACGCCGTCCAAACCTTTGGGTTATTGACGATTTGGAAACACCTGACACGATCAGTAATCCAAAGCGAATGCGTAAACAAGCTGATAAGATTGAGCGTGAAGTATTGCCTACAATGACTGGAAAAACAAGGCGTGTTCTGTATGCTTGTAATAAGTTTGCACGCGTTATGACTCAGACTATTTTACAAGAACGCCATCCGGAATGGAAGGTAAACCAGGTAAAGGCATACAATAAGGTTACACACGAACCGGCATGGCCATCAATGTACACTGCTGAATATTACATTCAACAAGAGATTGACATGGGTATTAATGCAGCCTATGCCGAATATTTACATGAAACAAAACTTGAAGGTAAAAACTTCAGTGAAGACCAAATTCAGTGGGCAAAACTACCATCTTTATATGACATGGTAATGTTAGTAGTACATTGGGACATTGCCTATACTGACAATGAAACTAGTGACTATAATGCAGTCAAAGCATGGGGAACTAAAGACAGAAAATTCTACAAAATTGATTGCTATGTAAAACAATCAAAAATGAAGCTTGCATGTAACTGGATGTGTGAATTCAAAAAGAGTTTACCGGTAGGAGTTAATGTGATATTTCAATATGAGTCACAGTTCTGGAACGAAGAAGTTCAACGAAATATTGATGAAGCTGAAATTGAATACAATGTTTCATTGAACATAATGAAAGTTGAATCACGAGGTAATAAGCTTGGTAGAATGCTGACTATGCAACCATACTATCAAAACAACCGTATTATTTACAATGAAGAATTAAAAAGCCATTCTGATACACAGGTAGGAATAGCTCAACTTTGCGCAGTTGAAGAAGGTAGTACAGAACATGATGATTCACCCGATGCTGATCAATGTGCTATTTCAGCATTAGAAAAATATGTAACACCAACCCGACGTGATTCCGGGCAACAATCATTTCAAACAGGTAAAATGACAGTCACTTATAATATCAGATAAAATGAAATACATTGATGAAAATGACCTTGCACAAGTCATTCAAGAACGCTTTCTCGATGAAAGTACAGCTAACATAGCAGGCAATTCAGACATATTGGATGGCATAGAATCAAAAGCCATTGAGTATGTCATATCATATATTACCGGTAGGTATAAAACTGATCTGATATTCGCAGAAACCACACCACTGGCCAGCGGAATACTCAAGCAAATAATAGCTCAAATTGTAGTTTATCGTGCCGTAAAACGCAATGCAGCGCGCAAAGTTCCTGAAGACTATGTAACACTCATGTCCGATGCCACCAAGCAGTTGGAACGCATACAATCTGGTGCAATGTCATTGGTATCTATTCCACTTCAAACCGATGCTTCAGGCAACACAATGCCGGTTCTTTTCGGCAACACAACAGACGAAAATAAATTTATTTAAATAGCATTTAAACATTATGGCTAAGTATTTAGACAAGATTATAAACGCAACATTAGAAGCGGTATTAAGCAAAGCGGATAACGGCAAGATATTCGGCGAATATTACAAACGAACCGAAGCAGCAAGTAAGGTTGATTGGACTAAGCAGGCAACTAACTTCACGTCTAAAACAATAGATAATTGGGTTAGTGCTGTCATGGCTGCCACAAATCCGGATGACCCGCGTCGCGGATTGCTTATGCGCTTCTTTGCATCGCTTAAATTAGACCTGCATCTGATGTCATGCATTGACGGCCGTATACTTCCAATCCAATGTGCTCCTTTCACCCTTAAAGATAAATCAAAGAATGAGGATGAGGAAGCGCATAAACTTTTAGAAAGACCATGGTTCCTGGACTTGATAAAACTGACTTGTAATCACGTATTCGAAGGTACTAAGCTAATCGAGATGATTGAGCTGAATGACAAAGGTGAATTGAATAGTGTTACTGAAATTCCACAATCCAATTTTCTACCCGAACGCGGACTTATCGTAAAGGAAGAATACGATACCAATGGCGTATCATACAAAGAAGGTATATATGCCAATTATTATGTTCAGGTTGGTAGCGACTACATGTTAGGCATGTTTAACGAATTAGCCATGATTGTACTCGCCAAAAAACTAGGACTAGGATCATGGATGAGTTATATAGAGAAATTTGGTGTACCTGCAATATTTGTTGTAACAGACCGAATGGATGATGCTAGAGCTAAAGAACTCTTTAAAATGTTGCAGGCATTTCGTTCTAATCATTTCGGAATATTAAAAGGAACAGAAAAAGTTGAGATTCCAAAAGATACTAATTCAGACGGATATCAATCATTCGATAAACTGAACTCATTTTGTGATAGTCAAATGAGTAAGAGAATATTGGGTGGTACTGGTATCACTGATGAAAAGAGCTTTGTTGGTTCTGCCGAAATACATGAACGTCAGTTGAAGTACCGTATACAGGTAGATAAACTTATTTTCAAATTCTACATGAATGAGGAATTCATACCACGACTAGTTAAGCTTAGTTCAGCTTATGCACCATTGGCTAACCTTACATTCGATTGGGATGAGACCGAAACGCTAACTCTCAAAGAAAAGATTGATGCCGTAAAAGACTTATCTACAGCATTCAACTTCGACCCTAAAAAACTGGCTGAACTTACCGGTTTACCAATCACAACAGTAAAGGAAACAATTGCAACAACTCAGGTACAGGAGACTCAAAAAAAAAAGCCTAATGCGTCCGTAGCGGGCGCAAAAAGTCTAGTTTACGCACCTCTTAATCTCCCCTTTTTTCAAGGGGAGTACCTGAAGGGGGAGGGGCTTAATCGGGTGTTCGCCGCCACCTGGGATGCTGCCATTAGCCGGTTAGCCGATCAGATATGGAACGGTGAAGTTGCACCATCTGACTTAGATCGTGACCTGGTATTGAAAAACTATGCATCACTAAGCAAATCAGCTCTGGCAGCATGGGGTGATACTTACTTTGATGACGAACTTACACGCCAGTTCCGTGAGAACCTATTGAAGTTCTCAGGAGCAAAGGCCAACAACCTGATGCAGCATTTAAATGAACTTAAACGCACCGTGTCCGACAAAGAAGCTTTCACAACCGAGGCTAAAAAACTTGTCAATTTGCACAACGAAACCTACATGAACGTAGAACAAAAGTTTGTTGCCAATAAAACAAGTACAGCAAAGGATTTTCAACAGTTTGTTTCAGATATAGACATCTATCCAAATCTGAAAAATAGAACTATGCAAGATGATAATGTTCGTGATTCACATGCTTCTAATGAAGGTGTCGTTAAGCCTGTACACGAATGGATTGCGACACCTCCTTATGACCCTGGTTGTCGCTGTTGGTTGGAACAAACAACTGACAAAGTTACTAAGCATAGCCTTACAAACATAAACGCTAAATGGGCTAATAATCCGGTTCAGACAGGCGGTATATTTACTGAACAACACAGCTATTTTGAAAGCATACCGGCTAAGGCACTACAGCTAGTTCGTGCCAATACTGAGTTAATGAAGCAATACGCTCCATACAACAAAACAATTCAGACAACCGGTGGAAACAAAGTACTTGTAAACGACTTTGTAGACTTATCTGATGTTGATGAAAACATTGTAGCTGCTAAGAAGGTAGCCGATGAGCTAAACAAAGATATCTATGTTCGTCACCACATTGATGGCGGTATTGTTCCAGGACAAAAAAGTCCTGAGTTAGGTATCGGTACTCCCAACTCACTAGGAGACCTAAAAACCTTTAAAGGTGAAACTAAGTTTGATAATTTCTTGCAAAATAACATCAAAAAAGCCAATAATCAGGGAGCAAAATCAGTTGTTTTGGACATTTCAAAGGCTAAATTTAGTCATTTAGACCTGCAAAGTAGGCTATTTGGTTCACTAAAAGATAGCAGAAACAGCACTGTTGAGCATGTTATTATCATTCAAGATGATACTGTAATACAGTTATCACGCAAACAAATAGCTCAAAAAGACTTTAAAAACGTCACTAAACTCAACGAAAAAGCCCCTAATAAATAAATTTACTAGAGGCTTCCGAGATACGCAGTCACGAATGGCTTTATATCGACGGCAAATATAACAACAAAAATGGATAATACAAACAAAGTTCCTGATTTTATTGCAATGGCTAAAGATTTAACCGCCAATGCACAGCGTTACGCAGGTTCTGAATCTGTAAAGTTCTTTAAAGAATCATTTGTCAAAGAAGGCTTCACCGATAGTTCATTTACAGCATGGAAGAAAACAAGCAACCCAATGGCAGGTAAACGTACCTTATACAATAAAGGTATACTCATGCAATCTATACGCAAAACAGTACAAAATAAACAGCGTATTGAGGTAGAATCAGATACCGATCATTCAGAAATTCAAAACAACGGTGGAACTATAACCGTAACACCTAAAATGAAACGCTTTTTCTGGGCAAAGTACTACGAGCTATCCGGTAAGGTAAAACAAACGTCCACCGGTAAGACTTCGCGTTCAAAATCCAATGTAAAGACAAGTGCAAAAGCTGAATTTTGCAAGCGCATGGCATTGATGAAAGTTGGAACAAAGATAAAGATACCACAACGCCAGTTCATGGGTAATAGTCAAATAATGATGAATCAGTTCGATGCCTTTTGGCAGGGTGAGGTTGACATCGTATTTAAACAGCATTTAAACAAGTAAATCATTTATACATTATGCAATACTGGAGCGATTTATATTTAGAGTTAGCCAACAAAATAAAGACTAACCTAACCCAAATAGCATGGGTTGATCTATGGCATGAACAAATAAGCTATCTAACAACAGAACTACCGTTCCCTACACCGGCAGTATTCATTGCTTTCAACATGTTAGATGGTGTAGATAAAGGCTTAAAAGGTCAGATATGCAACACTCAAATAGACCTGTATCTGTTTTACGAAACATTCTCTGATACTTACATGAGTTCAGTCAACCAGGGAAGCGCATTAGACTTCCTTACACAGATCACAGAACTGCACAAGTTATTCCACGGTACAAGTGGAGACAACTATTCAGAGATGCGCCGTGTAGATATGAAACGTGAGGATAGTGGAGATGCCGGGAACCTATATCGTATATCATTCCAGTGTATAGTTGATGATATGTCAGCAATGCCGGTAGTAGTTCCGCAAGAGGTAGATGAAATAGATATCGAACGATCGCCAATCGAGCAAACACAGCAAATTGATAAATCCTACCTAGTAGAATAAATTATTTCTGTGTTGTAAGTAGTTTAGTAGAACTACGTTCTACTAAACTATTGTAGTACGTGTTATTTTCTTTGTGATAAAATATGCGGGAATAAATATAGTTCTTGTCCAGATAGAAATAATTCTCAGATAAATCCTTTAGGACATCATCCAATCGCTTACGCTTCACATCGTATAGATCGTGAAACTTATCAACGATAGCTTTATCTCTTTTCTGTATTAGTTCTTTTCCTCTCATATCTTATATTAGCAGTACAAAGTAACAAAGAAATATTCACCTAAAAAACAATAAACCCACACAAAAACTGTAACCTAAATTGTAACCAAAATTGTAACCTATCGGCATATTTTGAATATTATTTATACAAAAAGAGCGACCGTACATTTAATTACGTCGCTCTTTTTCGCTTTAATCTATTCTTTATTAAATCAAATCATTACCTTTGTATAGCGTTCGTTTAAACACTACTGCAATAGATTAAATGTGTATTCAATCTATATTCAATCATAATCACGATTCGATATAGTTAAATGTTTTTTTATTTTGCATTTACATTTCTATTAATCAATCAATTAAAAAACTTTCGGCGTGTGTTCGTTTCTTCAGTATTCGTTCTACCCCTCTCAAAAGTGGTTTGTCAT